TCAAAATTATATGAAAATTTGTGAAAGATCAAATAAGTTTTTATCTTCTTGGAAATATGTAGAAATAGCTAAATATGTTCCCTCCCTTAATAGAGTTATTAGAGTTAAATCTGGAGATAAAACTACATTTATAACCGATGAAGATATTCCTTTTTTTAGGGAAGACAATGATAATACTGGATTGTATACATCTATATGGAAATATAATTATCCAGATATTGAAAAATCAACAAGATTAAGTTCATTATATTTTGATCTAGATAACACCAATGGTGATATATCATTAGAGGAAACCATTAGATTAAAAGAATACCTATTGCAGTATATTCCTGAAGAATCTATTATTGTTTACTTTACTGGCAAAAAAGGTTTTCACATCGAGTGCGAAGCTGTTGCTCTTGGGATTAATCCATCTAATAAACTACCAGAAATTTTTAGGCATATTGCAAACAAAGTAAACGATAAATTAAATCTTACATCTTTAGATTTTAGTGTTTACGATCCAAGAAGAATGTGGCGCCTTGAAGGTACAATGCATCAAGATACATTACTTTATAAGAATAAAATTAATGTGGATTTACTATATACTAATATGGATACTATTAAACAATATTGCGTAAATAGATTCAGCAACATTGTAATTGATCAATCATTTAACTCTAAAGCTAATGAGTGGTTTAGAGATTTTACATATGATTTAGAAATTGAAAAAGAAAAATCAAAAGATTTTATGTCTTACTTCAATAAATATGGTTCATCTGCGTTTAAAAAGTTAGATGAATCAGAAAGAGAATTTACAAAAGAAAAACTACTAACAGGCTGCACCGCCGTACAAAGATTATATGATCAAGCAAAAGAGAAAAAATTTCTTGAACATGAAGCTAGATTATTCCTATGTTCCATACTTACTTACAGTGAAGATTCAATAAAATTTCTTCATGAAATACTTAGTAATTGCGACGATTACAATTGGGAAAAATCTAATAGCCACATAAGAGACTGGGTCAAAAGAAGAGAACTCGGAATTGGCGGTAGACCATATACGTGTGAGAGAGCAAATGCTGTTGGCGTTGGTTGTGGTGAGTGTTCTTTGGAGCAAAAAAAGAAATGGATTAAAGTTGGAGATAAATATATAGAAACAGAAGAAAAGTCTTCTCCATCTCCAGTTAGATTTGCGTACAAACTAAAAAATAAAGGAGGTGAAAATGTCTAATATACAAAATCCAGATGATGTTATTGGAGTGTGCTCTGAGTGTAAGTCGGATCAGCCAGATCAATACATGGAAAGAAGTCCTTTTGCTCAGGAAGGTAAGCCTGTTCCTTGCAAGTATTGTGGCGGAGTTGTAATTATTACATATAGAGAAACAAGAGATAGTGCTCTTGATGGCTCAGATAGAAGTAGAGGAATTTAGTGAAAAATTGGACAAATCTCCACAACCATACAGTCTATTCTATGCTCGATGGACATGGAAGAATTGAGGAGTATTTAGACAGAGCTAGATCTCTTGGAATGAAAGGTCTAGCTACAACTGATCATGGCAATATACACTCGTGGCTTGATTTCTATGATGCAGGTCAAGCTACGGGTGTAAAGCCAATTCTTGGTTCTGAATTTTATCAAGCTAGAAAAACCAGATTTGATAAAGACGAGGAAGAAAGATCTGGTCCGGCCAAAAATGAATGGGAACAAAGAGGGCCATATCATATAACAATTCTAGCTAAAAATAATGTTGGTTATAAAAATATTATTAAAATGTCATCAAGATCATTTCTTGAAGGATATTACGTTAAGCCTAGAATCGATCACGATCTTATATCTCAACACTCTGATGGAATCATTGTGCTATCTGGCTGCCTAAATAGTGAAGTGTCTCAGGCTTTACTAAGAAATGATTTTGACTACGCCCTTAACTCAGCTAAGAAAATGCAGGATATTGTTGGTAGAGAAAATTATTTTATAGAAGTTCAAGACCATGGTCTTTCCGAGCAACGCAAAGTATTTAACCAATTAGTTGAAATAGCTTCCATTATTGGAGCCAAAGTAGTCCCAAGTGGAGACTGCCACTACGTGCATCAAAATGACGCTCGCGCCCATGACATCATGCTATGTGTTGCTACAAACTGTAATATTCATACTCCAAATAGATTTTCTTTTAGTGGTGATGAATTCTATCTTCAGTCATATGATGAGATGGAAAGAAAATTTAATCCTGATTGGTTAAAGAATACCATGGACGTATGTGATATGGTTGATATTAATTTAAATTTTGGAAACATATATTTTCCAGATTTTCCAATTCCAACAAAAGAAACATCTAATGATTACTTCGAAAGATTAGCTTGGAGTGGCTTAAAGGAAAGATATGGCGATCCACTTCCGCAGCATATTATAGATAGAGCTAATCATGAAATACGTGTAGTAAAAGATATGGGATTTCCAGAATATTTTCTAGTTGTTTCAGATCTAGTTAATTGGGCTAAAAATAATAATGTTAGAGTTGGGTGGGGAAGAGGTTCTGCTGCTGGCAGTATATTATCTTACGCATTTAAAATTACTAACCTAGATCCAATTAAGTTTGGTTTAATGTTTGAAAGATTCCTTGTCGAGGGAAGAAAGTCAATGCCAGATATAGATCTAGACTTTGACGATAGACATAGAGATGAAGTTATTAACTACGCTAGAAGTAAATATGGCGTAGATCATGTTGCACATATATGTACGTTCAATAAGACAGGAGCTCGTCAATCTATACGAGACGCTGCCAGAGCACTAGGTCATGATTTTGCAGCAGGGGATACCGTAGCTAAACTTGTACCTCCGCCTATTTTGGGTATATCTAAAAATCTTTCTGAGTGCATGGAAGTTGCTGACTTTTCAGAATTATACAAAAAAGATAATACAGCTAAAGAAATTGTAGACACTGCATTTGGATTAGAAGGCCTTGTTCGGCAAACAGGAATTCATGCCGCTGGTGTAGTTATATCAAAAGGCCCATTAACTGATTACTTACCAATTATGCAAAAGGGTGTAGATAATCCAATTGTAACCCAGTGGGATATGGGTCGAGTTGAACAATGTGGTCTACTAAAAATAGACTTTCTTGGTTTAAGAAACCTAGGTGTCATTGATTCTTGTGTCAAGCTAATAGACAAACATAAGGGGATATCAATTGATATTGATTTAATACCATTGGATGATGCTAAAACTTATGACGAATTATGTAGAGGCAATTGTGCTGGAGTATTCCAGCTTGAGTCATCATCTATGAGAGAAATGATGATCTCTTTGCAGCCAAGAAGTATAGAAGACATAATGGCCCTTATATCACTACATAGACCTGGACCAATGGGTTCGGGAATGGATAAAGAGTATATAGACAGAAAACATGGTCGTAGTAGAATCAAATATGATGATCCTAAATTAGAATCTGTTTTAGCGCCATCTCTGGGTATTATGCTATATCAGGAAGATGTTCTTGGTGTAGCTAGAGAATTAGCTGGCTTTTCTTCGGCAGAAGCCGATGACTTACGCAAAGTTATAGGTAAAAAGTTAATGGATAAAATTGCTAAAATGCGCAGTAAATTTGTTGAAGGTTGTGTTAAATCTTCTCAGATATCTGAACAGTTAGCTAATAAAATTTTCTCAGACATTGAATACTTTGGCGGATACGGTTTCAACAGAGCGCATGCCGCCAGTTACGCAATGATTAGTTATGTAACAGCATACTTAAAGGCTAACTATACTGTTGAATATATGGCTGCACTTATGTCTTCTGTTGTTGGAAATAAAGATAAGCAATCATTTTATCTATCCGACTGTAGGAAGCTAGGCATATCAGTGCTACCACCTTCGGTAAATTATTCTGGATTTGACTTTGAGGTTATAGATGATTCTTCTATTGTTTTTGGACTATCAGCTGTTAACGGAATTGGGTCATCAATAGCAGACGCTATTGTTTCATCTAGAGATGAATTAAATCCGTATAAAAATTTATCAGACTTTTTTAGGAGATGTGATCCTACAATTCTTAAGAAATCAACATTAGAACACCTAGCTATGGCCGGTGCACTAGACGAATTAATTGATGAATATAAAGTTGGATATAATAGATTAGAAGAATTATCTATTTTAGAAAAAGAAAAAGATGAACTTGGAATTTATGTTACTACTCATCCAGTTCTTGGTATCTGGGATATTCTTTCTAAAAAAATAACATGTGAAATTATTGATTTGATTAATTACACTGTTGGATCTTCTGTAAAAATCGGTGGAATAATAACTGCAGTAAAGAAAATCATGACCAAAAAAGGTCAGAAAATGTTTAAGATTACGATTGAGGATATATCTTCTGATATTGAAATAATAATCTTTCCCAACGCAGCCAAATCTATTTCGGATGACTATTTTAATAAAGGTGATGTTTTAATCATATCTGGCAATCTTTCAAAAGAAGGGGATGAAGAAAACCCAGTTGCAAAGATATATTATTCGTCTTGCGAAAAAATAGATTCACATTTATTTTTAACAGGAAAAGCTTTAGTTTTTGATGTTGATAAAGATATATCACCCGTCTTACTCAACAAAATATATGATATAATTAATTCCTCAAAAGGAGATAGACCTGTATTCTTGCAGGTTAATTCTGAAAAACATAAATTTATTTACAAATATAAAATAGAAGCTTCACCCAACGTAGAGTCTTCTATTAAAAAGCTAATTGAATTGGAGAGTAATAATGTCTAGTGTTGGTCCTACTATTAATCCTGTAGAAAAATGGTGTTGGGTATTCTGCTCATCATGCAATAGATGTCAAGACAAGGGTAGATACACTAAATGTAACGGTTGCTCTGGAAGATATGATCCAGAATTAAAAATTAAAGTTGATAATGAAGATTTTTGCGACTGCAAAAATGGAATCCTTAGATGGAAGACACAGCAAGGTCGTTTAGTTATGACTAAGTTTAACTCAAATCCATTCAAGGGTAGCGTTAGATATCAGAAGAAAACAGAAGACGAAAGAGACTGGGACTCTTACGTAAAAGATATGAGAGAAAAAATGGATAATCCAAATTGGAATCCAATAACAATTTATGAGGAGTAAAAATGTCAATTCCCGCAGTTGTGCAAAAAGGAAACATTAAATTAACTGAATATACAGATTCAACATATAATTATGAAGATAAATTATTTTTACAATGTACTTGTGTTGGTTTTTATTTGACACCTAAAGACCTAAAAGATCTGTACACAGTAATTCATTACTATCTTAATGCAGATGAGATAACAGATGTTGAGGTTATGATTGGTGGCGAAAATGTGGCCATCTGACGATTATATGGAGATAGGTGAAACTGGTTGGATTCCAACGAAGAATGGCTGTTACGTAAATAAGCATAATGGTCATACAATAGACGAGATGGGAAAAGAATATGATCAGGAAGGAAATCTAATTTTTGACCCAAATGAATATGAATAGGAGTATTTTTTGTTATCAATACCAATTAAAAGTTATGAATCACTTAGCTATTTAGAACGGCTTAGTCTAGTAGATTTTTCCTACTCTAGAATAGATACATACACACAATGTCCAGCTAAGTATTTTTATTCTTATATACAAAAAGAGCCAAGACAGTTCAACGCAGCTGCTACTCTTGGTAATATTGTTCACTCTGTCTTAGAGAATAAATTAGAAAATAATAAACAAATAGATTTAGAAGAACTTAAATTAGAATATGAAAAAAATATCCCAATTTGGGATCCAGATAATAAAATATCCAATGAACTAATATCTGTTGGATCTCGAATAATAGATGACTTTTATGATACTAATAGTGATGTAGATTTTCATATCTTTGATAAAGAGTTGGCATTCAGTTTAATTATTGGCAGCTACAAGATAATAGGCTTTATAGATAGAGTAGATGTATATGAAGATAGAGTTCATATAACTGATTACAAAACAGGCAAATGGGAAGTAACTCTTAAGGAGGTTCCTAATAATTTGCAGTTAGGAATATATGCGCTAGCTATGGATCATATATTCCCAGATAAAGAAGTATATGCAGAGTTATACTATCTTAGATCTGGAAAGAAAAAAGGTCATCTATTTTCTAAGCAAGATATTGAAAATGTAAAAGTAAAGTTGATTCAATCTATAAATAATATTATTTCAGATAGAAATTTCAATCCAACATCAAACGTAAGAATATGTAGCTATTGCGACCATGCAGCTTCTGGAGCTTGTGGTACTGGTGTTTTTAGAAATAAGAAAAGAAGTTAGACAAATAAAAATGGGGCCGGTTTCCCAGCCCCATTTTTATTTTATTTTATATAAGAATCAGAAGTCTGATTCGGAAGAGTCAGCGATGTCAAACTCGGTAAACTCAGTTACCAACTTAATTGCCGAATCAAAGTCATAACCATAGTTTACAACTAGGTCTTCAGCAATTTCGCTGTTCATTTGGTCAATTGTTTCCTTGATGATTTCATTTAGTGTATTAATGGTGGACATTATATTTTCTTTCTTTTTAGGCTACAACTTGCGTTGTAGCGTTTGGTTTGTTTTTTTTTACTTTTTATTGTATAATATAGATACGCTTATAGACATAAAGGATACAGGATGCAGACACGGATTGCAACGCCAAACGATTTTTTTCTGGAAAAATCTTCGTTCAAAAAACAACCTAATTTGAATAATATCAGAAACAAGCAGGTTGATCAAGCAATTATGAATGATGAACTTCCAAAAAGAAAAAAAGGAAACGCATATCAATATACTAAAACTGGTTACAGGAAAGATATTGACATGAATGTTAGATCAAGTTGGGAAGCAAATTTTGTCAGGATTTTAAAATTATATAAAATTGATTTTGAATTTGAGCCAACAGTATTTCCATTTCCAATTAAAAGGGGAACAAGAGCTTACACTCCAGATTTTCTACTGACAAGGAATAATGAATGGATTGAAGTCAAAGGCTATCTAGATGATAAAAGTAAACTAAAATTGAAAAGGTTTAAAAGATATTATCCAGACGAGTTTGCAAAGCTAACTTGTGTCATTAGCAAATACTCCACCGACGCTAAAAATTTTATGAACGAACTAGAGGTTCCGGTAATAATTTATTATGAAGATATAAGAGATATATATAGTGATTATTTTATAAATTGGGAAGGCAAGAAATGAGTAGTTATAAGGAGCAGTATTATTCACTGCAAGAAAATGAAATGCAAGATCTTATAGACAAGGCAAAAAAGGGTTCAGGTCATCATCAGGAAGAGTTGCTGAAAGTGTTTAGTAACTTCTTAACTAAATATACGTCACTGCTGTATTATTCCAAGTTTAATCTAAATGATTATGATATTCGAAGGTTTATTTCTTTGTTCATCAAAGATCCCGGTACACGTTTTGCGTTAATGAAAAACAAACTTAATCAAAATAACACGAGAGTGATCAATGAGTGTATGAGGGGCATTAACTATATGGCAAGAAGGTATGGTGACGAGGAAGATATCCGCCAAACAATAAACCTAACATTTTTTCAGTGTATTAACAGATATGAGAGAAAAGATTCAGCAAAAGGTCCAATACCATTTAGTGGATTTTTATATAGTTATTTTTTTTATCTACTAAAAAAGAATGTTGATACATTTTTAATTGATCAGCTTGGTAGAAAAACTTTCCCACTACTCAGTGACGATGCGACAACAGATGAAAGTGATGAAAACTATGTTGTAGGATTTAAGGCAGATCCAGTAGAATACTCCTTAGAGCAGATGCTTTCTACCGATAAAATTGATGAATTTTGGGTTCTTGGAGAGAAAAATGTATCACCGTTTGATAGACTATCTGTTCAGGAAAGACAGCTTTTAAAATGGAGATATGTAGATGGTGAAAGATCCAGTGAAATATCTCTAAAAATAAATGAGCATCCCAATACAATTAGAGAGCATTTAACTAAAATTAAAAATAAAGTTAGAGATTTAATAATTGAATTAGAAATTGATGAATACGCAATTCTTTTATCAGCGGAGAAGGTAAAGTGACAATTCAAAAACTTCAGCAATTGCTAACAGATTTTTTAGCACCCCAGTTAACAGAGGTAATAGACGCATACAGTTCTGCTGAAAAAATAAATAAATATTTTGTAGAAATTCCAGAAGTGGATATAGTTGATCTAGGTATAGACAACATCGCTTCATTGGTTGCTAGAACGTCTAATGTTTACGGACGCGCTGCTAGATTTGCTGGAATGGCTCGGGCACATTTTAAAATCGTAGAAGGTAACTATAAAAGAGTATACAAATCTAACCGAGTTGGAAAAAATGAAGCCGAAAGAGAAGCTTCTGCTATGACTGCTGCAGAAGAGCAATACTCTGAAATGGTTACAGCTGAGGCAATGGTTAGCTTAGCTGAATCAATGGAAAACTCAGCTCGCATTGCCTCCGAATCAGCCAGAAAATTAATGGATAAGATTCAATCTATGCAGGTAGCAGCCTATAGAGAAGAAAAAGGTTCATATTTAGAATCTGACTTTAGTACTTACTAATTAAGAAAAAGGATATTATATGTTTATAGGTTACTATAAAAGTGTTACGTCATCCAAAGAGTTTTATTCAGAAAAAAGAAAAGATTTAAATTTCCCTATGCAGGTTGAGTATAAGGGTGATAGATATCTTTTAAATAAAACAATTCAAGTATCTAGTAATTCTCATGAAAATAATATAATTAACACCGCCAAAAAATATGGAATAGAATATGACATTAGAATTGACTCAGGAGCAAGTAGCTGACGTAAAATCAGAAATTGAAAACTTTTTACATGAAATATATTCTCAAGACAGAGAGCTATACTCAAGACAAGAAGTTGAAAACATGCTGCTAGATATATATTCTTTACTCAAAATAAACTGAAACGGTGTTAAATGAACATAGAAGTTTTCTGCGATGGAGCATCGCGTGGTCAAGGTCAAAAAAAATTTGGAGAGGCAGCGTGTTCTGCTGTTGTTTATAAAAATAGAAAAAAAATAGCACAATTTGCCAGAGGTCTTGGTCCCAGAACTAACAACGAAGCAGAGTATGAGGCTGTAATAGCTGGCTTGTTAATATGTTCTATGGCTGATTTATCAGATCCAATTATATATACTGATTCTGCCGTTGTAGCAAATCAGATCAATGGTAAGTGGAAGTGTAAAAATGCGTCCCTTATTCCACTACTAATGACAGTTGAAGAAATAAGGGAAGAATTTAATTTTCGAGTAGTTCAAGTAAATAGGTCTTTTGTCTGGGAACCAGACGCCCTAGCTAATGCATTTCTTAATGAATTAGAAATCAGAAAAGAGTACGTATCCAAGATCTAAGTGCTATAATAGATGCTATGAATATACAAAAAAAATATCATCCCGAATATCCAATAATTATTGGGCTATCTGGAAAAGCTGCCAGTGGCAAGACTTCTGTAGCTGAACAGATAGTTCCAAAAGCAAGAATAAATAGCTCAGATGGACATATCATCTGGGATCATATCTTCTTTACTCTATCGCTGTATGAAATAGCTACAATTAAAAAGACTACGCTTGGCTTTAGGCAGAAAGATAGGCAGCTATTTTCTATACATGAAGTACTGTTTGATCTTTTTGGTGGCAATGCCCTAGGTAATATTCCTGACTATAGACATTTTATCGACATTGTTGAGCAGCTACATAATTTAGCTATAGAACCGGAAGGCATTAAACCGAGATCTTTTCTACAAAAAGCAGGAGATCTATGTAGACTATATGATCCTGAAATTTTTGCCAAATGGGCAATCTATAAATCAACAAAGATGCATAGAAGTATTATTTCTTCAGAAGGTTTTCAAGATAATCCCAAACATGTTGGGATTATTATTTCAGATGTCAGATTTAAAAATGAAGCTGATAAAATTCTAAGTCAACCAAATGGAATGATCATATACTTCGACGCCTCAGATGAAGTCAGAAATGAAAGAATGATGAAAAGAGATGGTCATCTAATGACAGCAGAACAATCTTCTCATAAATCAGAAAAAGAATGTGACTTGGTGAAAGAAATTTCATCTGCTATAATAGTCACCGATGACTTATCAATTGATGAGCAAACTAATAAGACACTAGAAATAATTAACGAGTTTATAAACGTATATGCCTAAGATAACAAAAACAGCAATGGAGCAGTCTATGGACTCTCCCCTAGACCAGGTGGTTAATCTCTTGAGTAATGAAATTTCTTTAACAAGCTCTCCCGTAGTAATATGTGGGGTAAATAGAAAAATCAATATTGGCAATTTTGAAAATATTGATGTTTATGCAGGGGTTACCATACCTTTGCATGGTGTTTCCTTTGAAGATAAACAAGCTCTGACGGCAGCAGTTGAAGAAGCAGTTGCCTATGGGTTTTCTTTAGCTTCAAAAGAAACTGGTGAGCGTTATATGCTCATTAAAGAATCACAGCAAGGTACAAAGTAACAGGAGAAACAAATGAAATTAATCAAAAAGCTTGCAAGAAAGTTATTATTTACAAAAAAGAAAAAAATACCAAGTCCTACTTTTCAGGCTAAACCTACTACATCAGTAAATTCTGTAGTAGAGCCAGTAATTACTTTTCAACAACCAAAACTTGGTGGTTATGACTTAGATGATAATAAAACTTCTGAACCTAAGAAGAAAAAGCCTGGTAGACCTAAAAATATTAACGGAGCAAACACACAAAAAACTCCTGCTAAAAAGGTAACAAATACCCCAAAGACAACAAAAAAAGCATAGGCGTTCATTAATATTTCAAATTTGAAGACTGGTTATATAGTGCAGAAATGTTACTATATAACCAGTCTTCTTTTATAAGGTGGTAAATATGGCCGACAAAGGTTGGGGAAGTAAAACATCCTCGGAAAAAAATTATTATAAATTACTTAAAGATTCTGTAATGAATGTCATTGACACGAAGAGAACTGGTGGTCATTACTCTAGTCAGTGGACAAAAAACAATAACAGTAAAAATGGCAAATAAAAAAAAACAACTTATCAAAAAAAAATTACATCTGTAATGGATGAATTTGGTAAAGGTGCGTTGCACTCTGGTAAGGGTGGTCCTGTTGTCAAATCGCGTAAACAGGCAATAGCTATTGCAATATCGTCAGCAAATAGATTAGAAAAGAAACGTAAAAAATAATGGCTTTTAAAAAATCTATTTACATAAGTGGACCAAGAATGGGTACAAATAACCAGAAGTCTAATGGTCCTATTTTAAAAAATAAAAAGCGTAGAAAGAAAAAGTAATGGCAACTAAAAAAGATCCACGCTTAGCGAGAGCTGGAGTAAGTGGTTTTAATAAACCAAAAAGAACTCCTAGTCATCCAAGTAAATCTCATATTGTTGTAGCTAAATCTGGCGGTAAAGTTAAAACAATTCGTTTTGGCCAGCAGGGGGTAAAAACTAACCAAACTGTTGGTCAGAGGAAGGCTTTCGCCTCACGCCACGCTAAGAATATATCTAAAGGACCTATGTCTGCAGCATACTGGGCCAATAAAGTTAAATGGAGTCCCAGTAAAACTCAGTCTCCTTCCAAAAAATGGGTCAAGGGATCCTGAGATGGAAGCTGCCATTGTTGCAATAATAACCGCTATTGGCGGAATACTTGTAGCCCTAGTCCAAAAGGGCCGTAAAGAAAATAAAAGTGATCACAATATTGTCGCGACAATGCTAGTAGATGTTAAGGATGAAATACTTAATTTACATCATAAAATAGATCATGTTGACGAACAGGTAGATAAAGTAGATGATCAAATGCATGATCATATGATGTGGCACTATAAGAAGTCAAGCGAAAATAAAAGTAGGGCAAAGGGGGTGTAATTATGGCAATGATGAAAAAGAAAGCTGCGGGTTCCAAGAAAATGGGTTCCAAAAAAATGGGCGGTTCCAAAAAAATGGGAAGCTCAAAGAAAATGGGTGGCAAAAAGATGTACTGAAATTAATTTTCAGTCTTAGTTTAAGATTAGAGGAACAATTATGGCAATGAAAAAGAAAAGCCCAGCAAAGAAAATGGCTGCAAAAAAAATGACTGGACTCACTCCAGCTCAAAAGAAACTTCCCCCTTTTATACAAGCTGCAATAGCTAAAAAGAAAAAGAAGAAGTAATTTAATCATTTTAATTAAAGAGGGTTATGACTAAAAAGTCATAGCCCTCTTTTTTGTTTATACTATTACTATATTTCCTGCGGACAACTTAAATAAATTGAGGGAGATATGTCAAAAATTAAAAATATTTTATCAGTATTGCTAGTAACAATAGGTATTGGATTGTTTTTAAATCCAGCTAGTAATTCGTCAGTAGCATTGGCTACTAGTGGTGGCGGCGGACCAATCGTATTAGATGGAATGGATCCAGTTTGTCACTCAGGATGGGAAAGCACTGGACAATACATAGCCAAAGTTCTTAAAAAAGTTCATGATGGTGCGCGAAATCTAAACAATGGTCACATTGCAATTGTCGGATCTAACGCAACAACCACTTCATGTGGGGCTAACTGGGCTAGTCAATTAAGTGCACAGTTTTTAGTTGAATTTCCTACTGCTCCTATAATTGATTTTTATATTACAGATTCACAAATAAGCAGTTTTTTTAGTACTACAATTACCTCTAATCCTCCAGCTGTATTATGGATACCAGATAACTGGAGTCGCTCATCCAGCACTGAAGCCATATTTACAGCCAATGCAGAAAAAATAGCTGACTTTGTTAATGGTGGTGGCGGTCTGTTCGCAAACATGGGATCATACGGTTGGCTGACTGCACTTTTACCTGGCGCTATATATAATAATGGAGGGTGCAATGGTGGACCAGAAGCTACAACTGATGGCGTAAACGATTTTGGCTTAACAAATACACTTGTAGCTGCGTGCTGGCATGGGTATTTCACCGGCAATGTAGGAACATTAAAGACTCTTGTTGACTACCCATATCCAGAAGCATCCGACTCTAGAAAGGCTGTTTCCATTGGAGGTGGCAGTGTATCTCTTCCTAGTTCTTTCGTACTATCATATAGTCCTGCAACCCCTCGTGCAGGTGAGCCAATTACTATTACAGCAACGGCTCAAACTTTAGCTGGCGTTCCTCAGGCTGGCGTTACAGTATCAATGACAGTTTTCTCTGGTCCAGATTTAGGGCAAACCTTTACCGCAACAACTGATGCAAGTGGTATAGCTAACATCACTGTCAACACGGCATCGCAGGGCACGGCAGTTTATACCGCTAGTGCAACGGTTAATGGTGTAGTTAAAGTTGTCTCAATTACGGTTTCATGGGATGCGCCAGCGCCTACTACGACTATTGCAACAACGACGATTGCTCCCACTACTATCCCCCTAACCACAGTTCCCGAAACAACTACAACTCAAGCCCCTGTCGTAACTGAACCCGAAACTACAACTACTATTATAAATACTACAACGATGCCACAAATAATCGTAGAGGAAACCACAACAACAATTCACGACCATAGTAGTCATGATCATGGGTCACAAGATACTCCGGAGGGCCCACTTCCAACGACAGGGCAAGACGGTAGTTCATCTATGAGTATCGGCGCGTTTTTGATTACTATAGGTATATCAATATTCATCTTTAATCAAAGGAATAGAAAATATGGCAAAGCCAGCTGATAAAAAATGGATTCAAAAAGCCATTAAAAGACCTGGGGCATTTACGGCCAAGGCTAAAAAAGCTGGCAAAACCCCAGCAGGGTATGCTGCAGCAGTTACGAAAAATCCATCTAGATACAGTAAACTAACTGTACAGCAGGCGAATTTTGCTAAGACTTTGAAAAAAATAACAAATAAAAATAAGAAAAAGTAACAGGAGATTAATAGATGAGTCAGTACCCTTACATAAAACTAGTCGTCCCAACTGCTCTTAAGCAGTACAAGAATGGCCAATTAGCCGAAAGTGTCCTTGCTTCAGTAAAAACTGGAGGAAAAATGTATGCACCAGTGGCAGCACAGTTTAATAAAATGTACGACGCTGCACTAGCTGCTGGCTTCAAGCTAAAGAATGTTGGCGACTACCGCTCATTTCAAGGTCAGTTGTCAATGTTTATGGATCGCTATGTAACAACTGACACTGGCACTGGTGTTACTCGTCAGTATGAGGGTAAGACCTGGTGGTTAAAGAAAGGTAAAGCTCCTTCAGCTGCCCCAGACCCGACTGGCCTTAAAGGCTCCAATCATGGATGGGGTCTTGCTATTGACCTTGGCTATGATGTCAATGGTAAACTTACCTCAATGGGCGGAAAATGCTTTGAGTGGATGTGTGCTAACGCACCTAAATATGGTTTTTATCTCCAAGGTAATAACGCAGCCTCTAAAGAATTTGAAGCTTGGCACTGGCAGTATGCACTAGGTGACGCTTCGCCTGATGGTTCTGTGCAAGCGCCAGTTGAAGCCTTAAAGCCCTCTGGTGGCGCAGTAGAGGCTGGCCCAATGGTATTTACTTATCCGGGTACTCCAGTTGGACTTGGTTCAAAAGGCGCACCCGCTATGCTCGTTCAGGCACTCATCGGTGCGAAAGCTGATGGCGATTTCGGACCTAAGTCTGTTGCCTCGCTTAAGGCATGGCAGACTGCTAATGGTTTAACTGCCGACGGTTCTGTGGGTCCCGTCACTTGGAAGAAAATGTTTGGCTGATGCGTAAAGTAATTTTAACATTAGTAGCTATTTTAGGTGCGTTTTGCATGGGGCTATTAAGTGGATGTACAGATTCATATAGATACCCATGTCAAGATCCAGCTAATTGGGAGAGTGCGGATTGTAAACCACCGATTTGCAATGCCTCTGGAACATGTCCAGAAGATATATACGGGAGTGTACCTCAATGAATGAAAAGAAAAGATATACAAACAGTGAAATAAAAGCTCGCATGGTTTTCTTTGTAGGAGCAACCCTAGCATTTACTTTTGCCGTCATAGTTATTGGCGTAATGTATGCGCTTGTATTCGTTACACAGCCAATTGATCAACAAAGCCCCAATGATAAAGCGTTTATTGATTCCTTATTAGTGCCAATTGTACTATTTCTTTCCGGATGTCTGTCTGGAGTACTTGCAGCAAATGGACTAAAGGATAAAGATAAACCAAGTGGAGGAAGTTCTTACCAGGTATACGATCAGGATCAAGACTGATGGCCACAAAAAGAAACGTTCCAAAGAATCCAAAGCTGTGGAGCCAGGCCAAGTCACAAGCTAAGTCTAAATTTGACGTCTATCCTTCAGCATACGCAAATGCTTGGGCTGCAAAGAAATATAAATCAATGGGCGGGACTTGGAAAACTACTTCAGCGCCTCGCAAAAAGAAGTGATATACTATGGCTGGACCAAAAGGTGTTGGTTTAACTAAATGGTTTAATCAGAAATGGGTTAACATTGGTGCACCAAAAAAAAATGGTAAATGGCAACCTTGTGGAACATCCGGAAAGGGCGGCGGCTATGCAAAATGTGTACCGGTTGCAAAAGCTAACTCTATGTCTTCTTCTCAAAGAAAAAGCGCTGTACAACGAAAAAGATCACAAGGAACTCCTTCGAAGGACATAAAAGGTCAAGCTCCAAAAAACGTTGCGACGTTTAAAAAGAAAAAGAAAAAATAATGGATCAAGTTTTTTCTGGCTTTATGCCAGCTATGAAAAATATAGAAATAACAAATCAAACTTCCATGATAACAACAGATGGCTCATTGATAAAAGGCCATATTATCAAGATAATATTGGGCGATAATCAAGAGATTATATTATCCACAACGGAAGATCAGCTTCAGAAATTATTTTTTTTAATATTAAAAATATTAAACAATTAATTACTTATATAATGGTGGCGTAGTGTGACATTATGAGCATTGCGTCACCATTTGTGTTATAATGTATAGCTATATGTAGTTTTCAAGAGATACTACTCAAATGAAAAGACGGTGCTATTATGGCAAAGATACTTTATTACGATATAGAAACAGCCCCAAACTTAAGTTATGTATGGGGGCATTTCGAACAGAATGTTATCGAGCACGACAGAGAGTGGTACCTACTTTGTGTCTCATATAGATGGGAAGGGGAGGGCAAAACACAAGTATGCTCCCTAATTGATTTCCCCGACGCATACGAAAAAAATCCAGAGAATGATTTTTTTGTTACAAAAAAGCTATGGGACCTAATAAATGAAGCCGATATTGTTATCGCTCATAATGGTGATAGATTTGATATGCGAAAAGCTAATGCTAGGTTTGTATACCATAATTTAGGGCCTACATCTCCAGTAAAACAAATTGATACATTAAAGATCGCAAGAAGATATTTTATGTTTAATAGCAATAAACTAGACCATCTTGGCCAACATTTAGGGTTAGGTAGAAAAGTTGATACTGGCGGCTTTGAAACATGGGCTGGCTGCATGCGTGGGGATATAAAGTCCTGGAAGTTAATGACAAAGTATGCAAAGCAAGATGTTGATCTATTACGTAAAGTCTATATGAAGTTAAGACCATGGATGACAAACCATCCTAATTTGAATGTTTATTCAGGTGAATGTAGCTGTCCTACATGTGCGTCCGAAGATCTTCAGCGCAGAGGTCTTCGCTATACCCAGATAGGAACATATCAGCAATGGTATTGTAATTCTTGTGGTGCGTGGAGTCGAACTAGATTAATGGAAGATGTAGAGCGCCCAGGAATTGTTTCCTAGATATCTGGAGAGGTGCCAGAGTTCGGTTGAATGGAACATCCTGCTAAGATGTCGATGTCTGAAAAGATATCCGTGGGTTCAAATCCCACCCTCTCCGCTAAATATTACTACAAAGAAGGAAGTATGAAAGTTCTTATATTAGGTTCCGGTGGTATTGTCGGTCAACATATGAAAATAAATCAGCCAGAAGATGTTGAGGCAGTCTATTCAAGAAAGACTTCTAGCCCAGGATGGTATGGAATAGATGTTGATCATCAAGATGTTCGAAAAGATTTAGATATTATAAATCCAGACGTAATTATTAATTTAGCTGGAGAAAATAGAGTTGATGTTGTTGAATCAGATCCACAAAAATATGTAAGCGTAAATGTTGACTTGGTTAAAACACTATGCACTTGGGTGACAAAGAATAATAAGTACTTAATACAAGGAAGTACTCAAGGTATTTTTAGCGGAGATAACTCATGCTACAATACTACTGATATAGCGCACCCTCTAACTCATTATGGAAAACAAAAACTAACTGCTGAACATATAGTTTTAGCTCATCAAAATACAGAAATATGTAGATTAACTTTCGTAATTGGAGTAAGACCTTTTCAAGATATTGGTCGCAAGAATCCCTTAGAGTCAATGATAGAAGATGAAGTGCAGCTCCAAGTTGATGATCGATTCTTCTCTCCACTGTTCGCACAAGATGCCGCGAAGATTCTTTGGAATAGAGCTTTAGGTTTTAAAAACGCTAAAGAAAAAATAGTTCATTTAGGGATTCCGATAAAGTGTAGCAGATTTGCTATAGCACGAGATTTAAAGTATAATGTACACGGATGCATTAACCCTATAATTAAGGGTGTATCTCACGAGCACTTTAAAGGTATTGCTCCAAGACCCAAAGATACAACTTGGTGCAAGTCATTGTATATAGATTCCTACGAAGAAGGATTAATGTCCTCATATTTATTATGGGAGAAAGTGAAAAAATGAATATAGATAACCAGGCAGAACTTATTTCAGGATTTTTAGGAATAAGTTTAAAGGATGCAAAAGATAGATTGAGTCTTGGATTTCATGCAAATCATCATGAAGTGGCTAAAGATTTCATTGATAACAGCACTAATGTAGATGATCCTAATTCTTTATTGAATTGGTATAGAACTACTGACTCTTATATATGGGAACTATCCGCCTATCATTTAGATGAGGGTTTTAATTACAAGGGTATGTGTGAGGGAATTTCCTTAGGTTTATTTCATTCTGGAAAAAAGAATGTTTTAAGCATTGGTGATGGAATTGGAACTCTTAGTTTGCGAATGGCCGAGCAGGGCATTAAGACAACATACCATGATTTGGAAAATAGTAAAACAGCTAACTTCGCACAGTACCGATTTAGCAAGCGCCCTGATCTAGATATCAAAACTTTATTCACTGATAGCTTTGCGCCAACAATTGGTAGCAATAAGTTTGACGGTGTTGTCGCCCTAGATTTTCTCGAGCATGTCGTAAACGTAGATGAATGGGCTTTAGCTATTTTTAATTGCCTAAAGAAAAACGGTGTGTTCATTCCTAATAACGCATTCGGAATAGGCGACGCTGAGCATGGAAATTCTATCCCGATGCACTTAGCTATTAATAATAAATATGAATGGGAATGGGATCCAATGTTAGTAAAAATAGGATTTGTCCGTCATGAAAATGGACAGTGGTGGGTGAAGCCATGAGAATAGATATGGGCACTGCTAGTTATAATAATCCTCAGAAGTTAAATATGATGCTTATTAACATGAGAGAGAACTCTACTTCCGATTGGCGCTTTCTAGTTGTCGATAACGCATCGACTGACCCAGGTGTCAGAGAAGTTATTGAAAGACACGCTAATGAAGATTCAAGAATCATTCCAAGATTTTTAGATCACAATACTGGATATGTCGGAGCAGTCAATCAAATACTGGAGTGGGCAGAGACTAACAATGTCGGCTATCTTGACAACGATGCGTATGCTATTACTCGTGGTTGGGATGAGAAATTGGCTAGTTATCTAGAATCTAATCATGAAGTCGCTATGGCTTTTCCTAATGGTGGAGCTTACCCTATACAGCGTACAAGATATATGGAAATATTATGGGGTGTTGGATTTTGTTGGATTTTAAATCGTCAACGATACAAAGAAATCGGTGGATTTGATACAGAGATCGGGCATCAAGAAGAAGTTGATTTCCAGACTAGAATAAGATTAGGTGGCTGGAAGATAGTAGCTGATCCATCAGTAGTAGTCTCTCACGATGCCACAAGCACTAGAAATCCTGATGCACAGGAAAGAATTAATGCAGGCGTAGTTAACTGGGTGAATAAATGGAATAAATATTTTGTAGGCCCGCATGTAACCTACCATAGCCCTAACGTAACTAGGTTCGAAGATTGGACTTCCCATTACATGGAGGAATGGTATCAGTTGCAACCTGAGCTTAAAGGGTTAAATGAGAGTCCAGAAACAATTTATATAGCAGCTTTGGGGCGCGAAGTAGATATTATCAAGGTCCCACGTTGGCAAAATCTTTATCGAGGAAGAATAATTTAAATGAGATTAGAAACAATACCACAAGGTAATGGCATAAAAGTTGTAATTGGTACTAGAACATACCTAGGTTCAGACTGGATGCACATAGATATAGACCCAACACCATTATATGATCATGTAAATAAAACTTTTGTCCCAGTAGACGTAGTTTGCGATGCACGAAAAATCAATCTTCCAGATAATTACGCTGACATAGTTTATAACTCTGAATGTCTAGAACATTTTCCTTGGAAAGAATATCAATCAGTATTAGCTGAGTGGTGTAGAATTGTTAAGCCAGGTGGCATGATCAGAATAGAAGTCCCAGACTTTATCCTAGCCTGTAATCAATTAATCTCTATGGACTCCCTCGATGGAGACAGAAGAATGCAGCAAATCTTTTTTGCGGAACAACTTAATCCTTTTGACTTTCACTTTGTGGGCTTAACGCATAGAATGTTGCAAGACGACTTTGAAAAAATGGGTTTTGAAATATTAGATGTTAAGCGTGGAGATGAATGGGGCTGGCTTAAAGTCGACGCCCGTAAGCCTGTGTTATAATACATATCATGGATTGGGACTACGTAGCACATATAATTAGAGATGTGTTTCCACAAACAACATTTACGACTCTTTATGGCCGTAGTAAAGAATTGTTAGATGTTTTACACACGCCTAAGCATGGTATTGGCGCTTTTATGATGCATACTGAAAGAGGAAAATATCTCTCTAACGACGAGTGTAAGTACTGGGAAGCCGGTATAAACGGTATATATTTTGGTCAATCAATTTGTGATTTATTTATTTCATTTAATTATGATCCAGAACTTTTCAACGACGACACAGATATGGTAGCCCGTCAGATCAAAAGCTTTTTAAAACCTGGCGGTTTTGCAATGGTGGTAAATCCAGGTGTTTGGGCAAATGATCTTGGAAAATATCTAACTATTAACGCACAAGTGGAAACTGAAATTAAAAGATATTCAATGTTTAAAAATGAGAATGTATTAGTGTATGAAAATATTTGATTGCTTTACGTATTTTAATGAAGAACAAATGCTAAAGATCCGCTTGCACGAATTATACTCTTGTGTTGATTCATTCGTAATTGTAGAGGCATCTAAAACCTTTACTGGCAATAGCAAGCCCTTCTATTTAGAAGATATAGGTGAATGGATAAATCCATTTTTGGATAAAATAATTAAAATAAAGGTTGATTTTCCAAAAGATGAAATGACTTCTTGGGAGAGAGAATACTTTCAACGAAACGCCATCATGGATGGTTTATCTTTTGCTAAAAAGAATGACATAATTTTAATATCTGATGTGGATGAAATTATTAAATCATCTGTTATACAGGAATTAAAAAATATAAAAAAACCTGTAGCTTTAGATAATAGGCAATATTTTTGGAATTTTAATTGGCAGGTTCCAGATCACTGCAACCAAACTGCTAGACCAGTTGCGTTGAAATACTCGGAGTTAAAAAAAAATAGTCCACAAAAAATGAGAGAAGCACTTTTGCCAAGAATACCCAACGCTGGTTGGCACTTTTCTTATTTTTCAGATATTAATAATATTATATATAAGATAGAATCATTTGCGCATACAGAATATAATGAAAATGAATACAAGTCTTTAGAAACTATTAAGCATAGGATTGAAAAGGGAATAGATCCATTTGATAGATTTCCCCTAAAGTATTATGAGATAGATGAAACTTATCCTGTTTACATACAAAATAACTATAAATAGGAAAAAGTGATTACTATACTCCTAGATGTCTTGAATACCTAAGGAGTCAAAATGGCCGGTAAAAAGCCCGCAAAGAAAAATGTTTCAAATTCACCTGTAGCTACATTAAAAGCAGAGCCAGCAGGTAAAGCTATTCTGTATGTAGGATTAAAAGGCAAGTCTTTTACCTGTCCGACCTGTAGTAGACAGTTCATACGTGGTATGATTTACGAACATAATAATGAAAGATTCTGCTCAAGAAAGTGTATAGGTTAATAATGGCAATTTATTGGTTAGCTGAATTTTTAGAAAAAATGGAAAATAAACTTCCTGCAGCTGAGGAAGAATATGTTCAGGCCATGATAGGTATCGTATCAAAATACGGTAAGCTCGCTAATGGTGATGGTAATGGAATATGGGTTGGATATGTTCCAGGTACGGAAAACGATAACCTAACTATAGGTGTCAAGTGTGGTAATTGCGCCCTTTACGAAGGTAATGGTGTTTGCAAGATTGTAGCTCAGACAGTAGAAGACAATGGTTACTGCAGACTAGCTGCGATTCCTGATGGCATAGTAAAAGGTGGCTCAAGAGATGAGTAATTATTGGCTATCAGAATATTCTAATGGCGATGATGAAGATATGCCAGAAGATGAAATGCCCGAGGAGGAACCTGAAGATGAAGAAGATCCAGATGATCCTGAAGAAAAATTAAATCCTCGTCAAAAATTAATGTACGACCAATACGAACAATTGGTTGAAATGTTTGGAAAGTTTGATCAGACATCAAAGGCAAACGGTGCACATTATGCTCCCGCAAAAGTTAACCCCTTCATTAAGCAGGGGATGATTTGTTCTAACTGCGTATTTTTTATGGGTGGTCAGGGATGCGAAATAGTAGCTGGTAAGATTGAGCCTAACGCTGTATGCAAGCTGTGGATTATTCCAGAAGATTTGATTAAATAATCAATCAGAATCATCCATTTCTTTTTTAATTACAGCGCCAAACAGAACTATCATTAAGGTAATAACACTGATTTTTATACCCCATGTCTGTATGTCTCCAGACAAAGTAATAAGAACAAGTATTGTTCCGGCAATTGTCCAAGCCTGGTCGTAAAGTGCAGCTATTAGTTTAGTTATAAATTTTTTCATTATTATATCTCCCTGTTGTTATCTTCTTCTTGAAGCCCCAGCTACTGGAGCAACAGCTATAACTGCACCAGCAGCTATGACCGCTCTTCTTTGTCCCACATTTATGCTGGAACCTAACGGCACATAAGTATTTAAACTTCCTGAGCCAAATATGTTTATTTCTTCTTCGAATGAAGAACGGACTTCTGTTGGAGCGTCTTGTACCGCAGTAATAATTTCCAACGCTTGCTCTTCTGTTATGTCATCAATAGGGATCTCAGCAAAGATTTCTGCTGCTTGTTCTCCATCGATAGATGATAGTACCTCTGCACTTGTAG